TGACGTTGCTCGACCTCAGTTATCGTTTGGGTTGTTGTAGTTGTACTATTCATCGACCCTGTAGTAAACTGGGGCGTAACAGTATTAGCTCTTGCAACTGCGGGTGATAACAATGCTAAGAGAAGAATTAGTTTCTTCATGTCTTTGGTTTTTGTTCTTTGTCTTTTTTACCATTACCAGTAGACAAACCAAATGTGGCTAGTGCACCAGTAAAAATCGAAGCCACGAAAGTGATATCGCCTGCTGTAGCTGATTTTTTAATCATAGGCAGTTCAACATAACTTAAGGTAATAATAAACCCTGACCAGATTACAACACCTAAACGCACTGCTGCACCTAGTACTTGCATCTGTTCATCATGGTCATCTATGTTTTCTTTGAGTTTTGTAAAGATTCCCTTTTTTTCTTCCGGTTTTCTTTCCATTTTTTTATTTTATCTTGTAAGAACTTCTGTATTTTTTTCCTTAGTTTTTCTATAATCGGCTGTGTTACAGTTGTAGCTGCAACAGCTGTTACGGCTGCTATAGCTGTAGGAACTAATACATCACCTGTAGGTAATTTATAAGGTGGGAAAGGTGGAGGTAATGTAGGTGCTGGAGGTTCAGCAGTCTCTACAGGTTTTGTACCCTCTGGTTCTTGTAAATCACTTGGAGGTACAACCAAGGGTACATAACTTGGTACGTCAGCAGTAGGTAATGGTATAGATATTGTTTCGATATCTTTTACTGGTGGGATTACTATGCTGGGTATTTCCATTAGCTAGGTTCAGTCGGCCAAGTAGGTTTTTCTGGATCAGAAGTGCTAGCTGGTAAATCTCTTAAAGTTTGCCTATATGTAGCCCATTCTGTTTTTTTAGTGCTACTTAATGGTGAATCTGGTAACTGTGTCCAGTCAGATATAGCAAGTCTACCATTTCTTTCAAATTTGAATTTAGCTAACTTTTCTGCATCTGTTAAAGTTGGATTTGCTGCTGCATCTATTTTTGCTTTTTCAGCATCAAACTCATCTATAAAAGATTGATAATCACTTATTGAAGTAATAGTCGATACAGACCAGTCATTCTTTTCAACTGTACCTTTTGATGTTGTGCTGTCCCATTGGACTGCCCAAACGTCAGATGGAAATGAAGATAAAGTTAAACCATCAATACCGATACCATCTTTAATAACAGCTTTATCTTCACGTATTATCGAAATTTTCATTTTCCGTAATTTTAATTAATTTTTGTTTTGGTTGTTCTAGTTCAACTATTGGGCTCATTTTTTCTACTGTTTCGTTTCTAAATGATTCAATAGCTGCTCCCATTTGATTTACCACTTTGGAATTATCTACTTGTAAAAAAGGTATCCAAGCTACTGCACATCCATATTCATTTACAGGTTCTCCATTTTGTGGATTTGTTCCAGCTATTTGTGTGTACCATGCACACTCTAGTTCTCTGCAATCTTCTCCGATTAACGGACAAAGAGTGCCTTGTTTAGGTTTTGCCATTTGTTTCTTCGGGTTTGGCATGTAACCACCCTGTCATTAAATATTTAGTTTGCTTGGGTGGGTAGCCTTGATGTAAATAAGTCCAAGTTGCAGGGAAAATCACGACTCTTCCAGCTACAGGTGCAACTTGATCTCCGTTGTAAAACTGTGTCCAACCCTCTTCAACAGTATTCAAATATAAAATAAATGTAAGTGTACGAATAAGGTTGTTATTATAAGTAAAATCGTTATGCCAAATATAACCTTTACCGGGATCTGTTTTTTGTATTTGGTATCCAGAGTCAATAATTTCTTCAGTTATAGGTGTAAATACATGTTTTTCGTTAGTGGTGAAATATGTATAATTACTACTTTGATTTAGATGTTGATAGTAAGAAGCACCGGCGTCGTTAATAACTTCGTAAAATAATTTATCTTCTTCTTCCCAAATTTCTAGTTTATCAGAGACACATATATCTCGACTATTTTTTATGTCTAGATTTACACCTTGGGCAGTTATGCCCTGATAAGACTCATTTATGTTTTTTTCAAATTTAGTAATTATTTTGTCACATGTTTCTTTTGGTATCTCTTTATCCCATACATAAATATAAGGATCAGTGATACGGGTGGTGTCAACTATCATTAGTCTTTACTTGCAATTATTACGTCTATATATTCAACTTGCATATCTAAGTTGTTTATAGAAATACTGTGGTTGTGTGCACTACCACTAAACGAAGCGTTGTGGTTATGAGCACTACCTGAGAAACTAGCGTTGTGAGAGTGTGCACTACCAGAGAATCCGTGTGAGTGACCTCCACCACCACCAGTATTACTTGTTGTACCGTTACCGTTATCAGCAGCTTTAAAGTTAGCCTGCCAAGGCACAGTGTTACCTCCTTGTACACAACGAGCATAGTTGTGGCTGTGTGAAGGCATTTCGTTAACAGACAGTGTATGGTTATTTACGTTACCACTAATGTTTGCGTTAGCTACAGAAATGTTACCTCCAGCAGTACTGTTAGCAACTGAGACGTTACCTCCAGCAGTTGTGTTACCTGAGTTACCTGTAATACCTCTTGCTGCAAAAGCTGTTGTAAACGCTACGTTACCACCAGAACCAGCACTTCCAGATACAACTCTAAGAGCATGGTTGTTTACACCACTTGTTACCTTTGTCCAACCTGTAGGAGCTGATGTCTGTTGAAAGAGCATCTTTGTCCCAGATGGGAAAGCTTGAGCTTCAGATATAGCAGTTCTTACATATGCAGTTGTAGAAACTTTAGTTGTGTTGTCAGACTGAGCCTGAGTAGTTGCAGTTACACCGTTACTTAATACTCCAGAGCTAGATGTTAAACCACCAAATAATGTGTCTCTAGTTGCTACGTCTACACCGTCAACTGTTCCAGTTGCTGTGATGTTTCCTGTTACGTCAACACCAGCACCGACGTCTAAGTTACCTGTTACGTCAACATGACCATCTGAATTTACTTGAAATCTTACAGCATAACTATCTTGTATATCTTGTATTGCTAGTGATCCATTATTACCAATAATTCTAAAATCTGGGTTACCATCATTCTCAGTAAAGGTTATCGTAGGATTAGCATTTGTAATTGTTATATCACCTGTGTCTAGGCTGCCAGTTACATCAACGTGTCCATCTGAATTAACCTGAAATCTAGTAGCATAACTATCTTGTATATCTTGTATTGTTAGATTTCCGTTATTACTAATAATTCTATAATCTGGGTTAGCATCACCCTCAGTGAAGGTTATAGAAGGGTTATTATCTGAAATTGTTATATCACCAGAACCTAAAGTTCCTGTAGTAACTACGTTTTGTGATCCAAAGTCAGGAGATATCTTAGTTCCAGCTATTGCTGCACTTGAGTTAACTTCTGAGTTGGTTATTGTACTAGCTATTCTTCCTTTAATATTTGCAGCAGTTACGTTAGACATATCTTCTGCTGCTACTGGATGTCCTCCAGCAGTTGAGCCGTCATGTACTACAGGTACATCTTTATCTGTGTCAATAGTAACTTCACCCTCGGCTCCTGTAAAGCTACCATGTTGCGTGGTAGTTCCACGTCTTAGTTTTAATAATTTTGCCATTAAATTGTTCCGAAGTCGAGTTGTAAGTTAGCACCGTCTATAGTACCGATGTTGGACATATTGTTATTTTGTCCATCTAATGCACCACCTAGTTGTGGAGTAGTGTCAGTTACTAGATCTGTATTTAAGTTGTCAAATGAAGTTTTAAATGCAGCTATATCTACACCATCTACAGTACCTGTTACGATAATGTTTGCGTTAACTGTCTGGTTACCAGAGAATGTGTTAGCACCTGTACCAGCTAAGTTACCGGTAGCTGTAACACCACCTTGCCATGTACTACCATTATATACTCTTAATTCGTTAGAAGAAGTATTAAAGTATAGATCTCCAGCAGCTAGTGAGTTACCACCTCCATCTTGTGATGGGTTAGAAGATGCTATCTGATATGTACTAGCAAAGTTATTAACATTTGCAATATTACTTGCAGTTGTATTTACATTAGCTATATAACCACCAACAGCGTTAACATTGCTAATAGATCCAGCTACTGTTGTTATGTAAGCGTTAGATCCAGCTACGGTATTTATATTACTATTATTACCAGCTACTGTGTTAATATTAGTTGCGTTTGATACAGCAGCATTAATATTACTTGCGTTAGAAACCGCAGCATTAATATTTGACTGGTTGTAGTAAACAGCATTAACATTAGAAATATTATTTCCAACATTATTTACATTCGTGATGTTAGTTGCAACTGTGTCTATTTCAGACGTAGTTTCGTTTAAGTCATCAGCAACAGTAGTTATCTTTGCAATGTTTGTTGCCGCAGTATTTACATTAGTTATAGAGCCAGCAACTGTATTAACTGAGTTATTACCTGTTCCTGTTGATACAGCATTTGTAATTAGACCTAAATCTTCTTGGAATGTAACATGTCCAGCTACAATATTAATATTAGTTAAGTCAGATGCGTTAGGTGTAGCAGCAGTGAATCCATCACCAGCACTACCATCATAGATCATTAACACTTTGTTAGATGAACTATCAAACCATAAGTCACCATTCTGTAAAGTTGAGCTATCGTATCTAGCTGTAGGTGCAGAAGTACTTATCTGGTAAAGATCTACAAAGTTATTTATATCTGTAACATTGTTACCAGCAGCAGCTATAGCTGTAGCATTTGAAGCAACAGTTGTAACTTCAGTCGCTTTCGGTACTAATCTATGAAATGTATAAGTATTAAGTGTTGAGGTTGATTCGACTAATATTCCAAACCCTGCTGGTAATGTAGAAGTTACACCAGTAATAGTTACTGTGCTATTTCCTACAGTTCCATTTGCTATAGTTACTGTACCACTACTAGGGCTATAAGACTGCGATAGAGAACCAATACTCATTATTGCAGCCTGTCCTGTAGTACCTTGTGGGTTTGAATTTGGAAAAGTTAATTCATTAGCAAGAACAGTGAAACCACCTATGTCATCAACAAGGTCAATAATTCTTGCGTTGATAGCAGCAGTTGTAGCTACCTTTGAATCAGTGTTAGACCATGTATCTCCACTAGCGATAGTTTCAGTAGAGTCTTGCCTTAAAAATTTAGCTTCAGCTTCTGTCTCGGTATAGTATCTACCATCAAGAGCACCATTAAGTAGCTCAGTTTCTGTATAGTATCTACCATCTAACGTACCCTCAGCTATCTTATCATTTGTAACTGCGTCGTCAGCTATATCAGCTTCAACGATTGTTCCATCAACTATATTTGCACTAGCTATAGTTATATCTGTAGGTAATATACCATTAGCTAACTTATTCATAGAAACAGCATTGTCTGCTATTTTAGTTTCTACTACTGCATCATTAATAATTTCAGATGTACCAACAGAGTTGTCAGCCATCTTAACATTTGTTACAGCATTAGATGCTAAAGCAGCTGAACCAACAGCATTGTCTATAATTTCAGCAGCACCGATACAATCGTCTTGCATCTTAAGTTGATTGATAGCGTTGGTTGCTATTTTACCTTGAGTGACTGCTCCGTTCAGTATAGCATTAGTATCTACAGCATTGTTAGCTATACTGTCTGCATTAACTGCATCTGTAGCTATATGTTCATTACCAATAGCATCATCTACTATGTTATCACCATCTATAATATCATTTGCTAAGTGCTCATGATCTATAGAACCGGCTACATAATGTTCAGAATCTATTTGGTCGTCTGCTATTAAAGCATTTGTTATTTGGTCAGCAGCAATATGCTGAGTATCTATAGACCCATCGACATAATGTTCTGAGTTTATAGAGTCATCATCTATTTTTGTACCGTCGATTGCATCGCCTGCAATCATCGCTCTTGCAACAGTACCAGTATCACCTGTAGTTACTACGTTACCTGTTACGTCAGGTAAAGTAATTGTCCTATCTGCTGTAGGATCAGCGACTGTTAATGTAGTTTCATGTGCATCATCAGTCGCACCTTCAAATATGATCTTAGTGTCTTCACCCATTTTCACGTCTTCGATCATGGTTCCACCAAGAGTACTAAGAAAACGTGCGTTTACTTCTTGTGTAACAAATAAGTTTTGAGTAAAGTTATCGTTAAGGTCTTCTGATTTGATAGCTGAACCAGCATAAAATGTAGCTGTTAGATCGTCAATACCTGTTTCTCTAAATATTCTGATTTTGGTTCCTACTGAAGGAGCAGTATTTAATTGTATTGTGGTTGCGTTGGCTAATGTAAAAGCGGTACTAGCAACCCCATCAAGACTTAGTTTAACGTCTGATGTCTTAAGATATGGGAATGTAAAATTGTACAGAACAGTTGTTGTGTTCTGCTGGGTATATTCGTTCTGTGTAACAGCACTCATTTTAGTTACCGTATTCTATAAGTTGTTTAGTTTCAAGATCTTTCTTTTGTATTTCACCAGCACCTTCAACATTACCTTCCTTCATGCGGTTTTTAGCCTGTTGTGCATTGTAGATAGATTGTTGTACATGTGGATGTTCACGTAAGTATCTCGCTTCAGCTATTTTTAAAGCTTCACGAATAACTTGGTTAAGATCTTGGTGTATGGGTAGTAAAGTGGTTTTTAATTCTATTTTATCTTTATTGGTTTGATTGTTCTGATTTCTCAGTGCCTTTAGAGCTTTGATCTGTTTCTGATAATCTTTGCGTTTCATAATACGCTCGATTTGTTTATACAGTTTCTGCTCACCAATATATTTATTTATTATTTCTCTGTCTTCTGGTTTCCATTCGTATGATCCAGTAGAGTCAAACTTAAGTATACCTAAGCCTCTGTACTGAATGTCCATAAGAAACTGTCTCCAAGGTTCGTTAGACCCATTAACCTGTATAGGGCTAATAGCGTTGAGTGCACGTAAGAATGGATTATCTATATCGTTAATAGGTTCACCTGTCCATATGTCTATCTGATTAGGAAGTTGACTCTTTAGACCGGGTATTCTATTCTTAACAAATGCTATAATTTCACCATTAATATCTTTTTGTGCAGCGTCTGTAGCATTAGCAATCACACCAAGACCTCCACTAGCTGGAATCCATGATGATAAACTCTGTGATACAAGTCTGTTAAATGCACGTACGTTACCGTTCATAGCATCAAACAAAGGTTCTACACCAGCTAAAGGTGTTTCGTTTAAGAATGTAGCACCGATAGTCCAAGTTAACTTAGACTCCCAGTTTTCTAACAAGTTCTCATCTATGTCACCAGCATAGTATGCTAGATCTCCTATGATAGATAAGATATGTTCGATACCTATGATACCTTTATAACTTACCCACTTGTTACCTATACGTATAGTTTTAGGCTCGTAGCCCATCTGGTCTCTTTGCTTGTTACGTTCACTAGCATTGTAATGTCCGTTACCACGAATGTTACCAGCCATAGCATAACCAAATAATGTAGATACAAGTAAGCTACTAAATGCCATTCTACCTACATACTCTGCACGTAAGTTCTCAAAGATAACCTGTGCATTAGGTTCTTTAGCCATGACAATACCGTGCTCTAGTAAAGCTTCGGCTATGTCATCAGAAGTCTTAGCATATATAGTTTTACTATACTTACTAATACCGGGTATTAATGTAATAGGTGTCCATGATGCAGCAGCTCTCATATAGTTAGAAGCTGTACGTGGAAACGCCATAACTTCTTTAAGTATAGGATATGCTGTTGTAGCATCTGTAAGGTAACTAGCTAATCCGTCATCTAAGTTTAGCTGTATTTCACCAGCCATAGCTTTTAACGTTTTATCTTTAACAAGTCCATCAGCATCGAAGAACTCATTATAATACTTTAGCTCTGCTTCCTTAAGTAAATCTGCTTGACCATATATACTACCAAATTCATAGAATACATCATCATAAGCTTTAGCTCTAGCTAAGTAGTGTGCTAGGTGTGTGGTTGTAAATACGTCAGGAAATACCATAGCGGTCATACCATAACGTAATCCTTTCATACCAGCGATTTGCTTAAGTCTAGATGCCATCTTTAATTGATATGCCCTACCCCAGTTACCATCAATCTCATATAACTTAGCCATGTCATCCATGATGTCCCAAGCTTTGTCAGTCTTAAATACAAAGTCTTTACGAAACTGTGCCATCATAGCGGTTGGATCTTTATGCGTCCTCTTCATCATCTGGTACGCATCAGTTAATGCACGTCTGTTTGTTTCCCAGACAGCACCATTATAATATATAGTACGTCGAATACCATCCCAGTTACCAGTTACAGCATGTCCTAATACAGCTGTCATAGGTCTAAGTAAAAGTTGTACACCATTACCTACACCAGCTCTAAACGCTGATATACCTGACAACATATTGTTGTATCGTACACCCCATGCAGCCTTAGCAAACAAGTTCATGTTTTTAGGATCAGGACTTTTTAACATACCTACTGGTGTGATCTGGTCTGCTGCCCATTTATATAGTTTAGCAAGACTATCTACATCACCATTAGTATGTGCATATGCGTCAATTAGAGGACGTAGTGCTTCTGGTTTATTTTTACGTAGTTCTTTCAGAGTTTTAGTAAACTTTTTATTCTTAGCGTGTATGCTATTTTCAGCAGTCTTAAACTCTTCTATTAATGTTTGTATACCTTCTTCTGCTGTACGTGGTGGGAGCTGGTCAAACCAGTTCTTGTTACGTAGTGACCAACCAGATAGGTATTTGTTAAGTGCATACTCATCCATTAAGAATTGTAGCTTGTCAAGTACAATATCCATAGCATGTGCGTCATCTACAAATGGAGCCATGTCAGTGATAGATGCTGCAATCGTAGCAGCTTCTCTACCAAGTGTATCCATAACTCTACCAGATGATGCAGTTACTTCTCTACCTAAAAATCTATCAACAAGATCACGCATAGCAAACGCTGCTGCTCTAGCCTGATCTTCGTTAATTACTTCTATCTTAAACTTACCAAGCATCAAGTTCTTCACATCTCTGTTTTCTAAGAACAATGCTTTTACATCGTCAACAGTAGACATAGGATCTATGATATCCATATAAATACCCCATGCTGCTGCATTCATTTCTTTAGCACTAAATCTAACACCATCTACAATAGCATCAAATCTACCTGTCATTCTTGCAGCTTCTCCTACACCCATCACAGCATCACGACTTGTAGAGCCAACCATAAGACCTTTACGTCTCATAGCATCTGTAATTATAGGTGCTGGATCTCCAGATGATGTACCAGTTTTAATAGCTGTAGTATCTGCTATGTTACGTGCTACGTTACCGGGAGGTACTTGCTGTTTAGTTTTTGCTGCATCAGATAGTAAGTCAGCATTTAAGTCAGGATCTAGACCATTAATATCTAGTTCTAGCTGCTCAAAGTTGTTAGCAATTTTTCTATCTATAGCTGCATCAGCTTCACTTGCATTAATCTCAGCCTGACGATTCATAGATACGTCAATACTTGGATCTCCTAGCTGTGCTTCTAAGTTTAACTTCTCGTTAATTAATAAGTTTTCATTCTGTCTACTTAGGTTTTTACGACCTAGCGATAACAGTTCGTCTATTTCTTGTATACGTATGAGTATATCAGGATCACCACCAAACTTAAGTACACCTTGTTTATAGGTTTGTGCAGTTGTATCTTTAGGGTCAAACCAGCCCATGGTTTGCTTGCCGTTTTTAACGTCTAAGAAAGCTCCTACAACACTACCAAGCATAGCGAATGGTGCTGACTCTAGCATGTTTTTTACTTTTCTTACACCGGGGCTGTCACTGTCAGCAGTCCTAAAAAAGTCAGGCAAAGGTATTCTACCCTTTGGTCCAAATGTCTCAGGAAACATATTACTTAATTCTGTAGTAATACTGTCATCTTCTCCAACATCACTTAATGCTAATACCGACGCATCAACACCTACCTGTGTCATTAGATCTACAGCTAGTTTTGAGAACCAAGGTTTGGTAAATAACTTTCCGCCTGCCATGTTAGCATTAACTGTAGCAGAGGTTTTTCCACCTAATAGTATAGTAGGTAGTACAATAGATGATACACGTCTTACCATTTGATGGACTGGATTATCAAGCATCGTAGCTTTGTCATACTTCTCATCTACCTTGTCAAAACCGGGTATTAATGTACCAGCTGCATCCATACCAAAGTCTATAAGACCTAGACCGGGTGCAGACAAACCTTGAAAGTTATTATCTAGACGTTTGCCTATAATCTTAAGTGCATTAGTATCAGTAGTCTCATCTACTCCTTTCTTATATTCTTCATAAGGCATGCCGTGATATTTTTGATACCACTCATCTCTCATTTGATTTCTTTCAGCAAGAACAGACTCATCTTTAGTTAAGTAATTCATTCCTAAGAAACCTTTTTCCTGACCAAAATCCCACCAGTTATTATATTCTTTTAACATGGCGTCATTATTAGCCTTGTCAGACAAGTCGACAGTACTGTTACCAATCTTAGAATTAAATGGTGAAGGAAATACTGGTTCAGCATTTACAGCGTTTTCTTGGAATCTCATAGGAGCTCCAGCTATCAGTTCTTCTTTATTCTCTTCTTCCATTAATTTCTCTCCTGTAACATGTTATTAAGTTTTTCTCGTACCTTGTCATCGACCAAGACTTCCCATGCAGATACACCTAAATCTTTTTCTATTTTCTGTACACACATTGCTGTGGGTTTATCTTTAGGACTAAGATGTATAGAGCCGGGTCCAAACTTATAGTTGCACCACTCGTCTCCATCCATCATTACAACTTTACTATAAAACTTAGCATCAAGTAATGGTTCTAAGCTTCTTTTAAATTCACTGACTGGTATATCTTTACCTAGACGATTTTTAACAATATGATTTAGTAACTCATTCTTAGTACTACCAGTTGTAAGATAATCATACAAATCTTGATCTGATATACCTTCTCCTGATCTAGAATGTTCTCTCATACCATACTGTACTACACCGGCCAACCTTTCAAGATTACTATAACTAACTTCATCCGCAGCATCAAAGATTGTTTCATTCTCATCAGACAGCATATCATTAATTTCTAGCTCTGTAATACCATTATAACTTTTACCAGCTTCTGCACTGTTAGTAAAAATAATTTGACTTCCTATTTGCTTGTGTCTAAGAGGACCCCAACCACGTACAGCATTTTCATCAAAATTTTCTATCTTTAAAGTTTTACCATCACCATAGCCTGCCATAGACTTTACAAGCTCTAAGCTTTTATTCCATCTATCTTCAGCATTTTCACCAGCCATAGTGCTGTAAGTAGCTAGCAATAAAGCTGTTACTTTTTTTTCTACACCTTCTTGTGTGATAGTTTTAGATTTAGATATACTATCACGACCCATCATATCGGTAGCTATACCCTTAGATGAAGTATCTATAAAATCATCAAGTTGACTTATGTCTACTTTAAAATGGTTAGCTAACTCTTGCCAGTTCTTATATGCAAGTTCTAGTTTCTGATCTTTGTCAGTATATCCAGAACCTTTCTCATCCATCATTGACCATGCAGTAGCTATATCCTGTATGTTGTTAGTTCGGATAGCTTGTACAATAGCAGAGTCATAATTTATATTATCACCTGATAGACCTAGGTACTGGTTAGCAATAGAAGTTACATACTTGTTACCTTTGTGCTGTTCGTAAAATGTCCAGAACTTACCGTCCCATTTCATCTCACCTTTAAACTCACCACTGTTTATTCTAGTCTGAAATTGATTACCAATAGCTTTATGCTCATCATCTTTGAGAGCAGTCATTGTTTTAAGTTTAGTAGCATTTTCTTTCTGCCACTCTTCTTTCAGCTCTTGCTCAAGATTAGGAAACTTACCTAATAAGTAATCAGACTTCTTCTTAGAACCTACAGGTGCACCGGGTATTAGATAGCCAAGTGGGTTATCTTTATTGACACCAAGCATTTCTTCTTTGAATATCTCAAAGCCAGACTCGTTGCTTTCTCCGTTAGTATAACGTACATCACTCAGATTATTCTTAAGGTATGTATCTATACTAGCTCGCATGTTAGGAGCCATGTTAACCGAGTACATACCATTCTTACCTTTAAGTGGTAACTGGTTCTGACTGGTTACACCTTTGATAAAGATAGAATTGGCATCAGAGTAATGTGTTTCTAATGCTTGTTTGTATCCAGCTTCATCACCTACATAGTCAGCTTCATTAGGTCTTTCAGTGTTTAATAAAGCTTTGAGTTCTTCTTTCGAGTTATCTATAATCTCAGAGTGTGTTTCATAGTCATGACCTAGATACATCTGGTTTTCAACTATAGCACCTTTGTTTCTAAATAGCTGCTGTATCTTGAGACCTATTTCTGAGTCAGGCTTAATACCATACTGTTCTAAAAACTCTTGAGATCTAAATTGATAATGTGAAAGTATATCTTCTTTTTTATATAGTCCGTTATCTTGTAAGAATCTATGAAAGTCAGGTTGTATAACACTGTCAAAGTTTTTTTCTAGATCATCATAGACCATTGCTTTGGTAAAGCGGTTGTTTATCTTCATTATAGTTGTAAGATAATCACCACCTACTTTGTCACCTGTTCTGTATGCTTCGTAGCGTAAGTTCATTAACTCCTGAGAGTTAGCTTGACTTTTAAGATTACTATGAAGTTTATTTATCTCAGATATTTTGCCAGTTTGAATTAACTCATTAAAGTCATCAATAGCTCCAGTCTTTGCCATATATAGCTCTGACTGTTCTACTAACCCTGCAAAACTTTTAGCTAGAGTAGGAGACAAGCCAGCCCATACTTTGGCTAGCTTATCATTTTCTGCTGCTTGTCTTTCGTGATTCTTAATTCTAACTTCAGCGTTTTGCTTAATAGCATCTTCTCGTAGTTTACGAGGTGTTACTTCTTCGATATCGTTAAGTAACTCTCTGTTCTTTGCTTCTTTTGCTTCTTTGCTTTCTAGGTCTGAAATACGTTGTCTAGATTGGATTCGGTTCTGTTCTTCCAGTCCCCTAAGAGCTTGGACTCTTCTGTCACTTTCCTCTTGCATGGCACGTATGCCAGAATCCAATTTTAAATTACGATTTCTACCACCAGAGGCGTACCTCTTGTAGTTTTTTGATAGTGCCATTAATTATGATCCGGGAGTAAAGGCTTTTATAACACCTGTTGCTGCTCCAGCTAGGCTAGTTAAACTTGTACCCCATACCTGTGCTGCCGCTGCTGATGGAGATATCATAGCTCCTCGTATTGGCTCTGGTCCAAAGTCATAGTCTTCATATACTCGTGGGTACATGAACTGTGCTTGTGGTGTAGGTAATGGTGCGATAGGCATAGGTAGCTCACCGGGGTCTAACATTCTAGCTGCGTAAGCATTTAGGTCAGACACAACTCGCTCTCTTCCGATAGCTCGTATTGTGCTGTTTGCTTCTTGTGTAGCACTGTCCAAAGACAGGTCTAACAATGTCATTTTAGTTCCAGCTTGTAATAAAGCTGTTGATGTAAGCTTGTCAGCAGTTCGACCAGTAACACCCCTTGCTCGGATTGTACCTTCTGCTTGCATAGCTTCTATCATTGCGTCGTTTTGTTCGTATAAGTTTTGTGTAGTTATCTCTTGTAACTGACGTCTTTCATTAAGTCTTGCATCACGTTCTTCAAGTGCGTTTACACCAAGTTGATTAAAGTATATATCTTCAGACTTCTGATACATCTTTTCATTTGTTTCTTGCTGTGCATTACGTATCTGAAGATTATAATTATAGCTCTGTGCATTTTGTGCATCTTTATAAGCTGCAAGTCTTCCCTCGTTTTGAGCTTTAAGCTCTATTTCTTGTACAGCAAAATCACGTTTAGCAATCGCAGCATCTTTTTGCATTTGCCACGCTTGCTTATCATATTCATACTGTGCATTTACCGCATCGTTGCGATTAGATTGTGCTTCTTTAGCTGCATCAGAGCTTTTCTTAGCTCCGTACAGCCCGACAGCAGCACCTACAACTGGTGCTAACCATAACATAATTAAGTTCTCCTGTAAAATCTAGGTGAGTATATTCCTTCCCACATCATAGAGTTTAAAGAGACTGGGAACGGTGAGTCGTTAAATAACCGCAATGTAAAATTATCTGTTTTCTGGTGTATAGGTAGTGTAAATATAGTATGATCTGATATAGGTATATCATTAGCTAAATACTGGTCAGCCTTAATAACTGGATTTAGATTGTACCACTCATCAATGTATATCAGTATAGCAACATTATTACCGGGTGTAGAACTAAATGTAATCTTAGGAACAGCACCAGTTCTATCAACTGTAAATGCTGTAGTTACCACGTTATCTAGTTTAACCTTAATCTGGTCATCATCTATATAGTTTATATCTTCGTTAATCCAAGGATATACTGTAGTAGATCCATCACCTATATATTCTTTTTTACCTTGACGTGCACCTTTAGATCTAAGTTTAAAACCCATAACTCCTGACAACCCTACAGCAAAGTTCATACGAGCTACTGTAAGATTAGCAGTAAAGTCACTACGTTTCATATCATCATCTATCTTGTAGTATGTCTTAGGTAGTGTTACATCAAAATCATATTTATATCCTACAACAACATCATTCTGTACACTTCTAAGATCTTTAAATGGTACTTTAAAATATGTGTTACCACTTTCAACTACACGCTCTGGAGATATAGTAAATCCAGATTCAATAAACTGACCTTGAGCTGTTGTACCTTTAATAACTATAACAGGTGTAAGACCTGTAGCATCATTATACGGTATGAAACATTTACTAAACTCACCAGCTGTGTCAAATGTAACAGAGCTAGCTGTAGCATATAGATCTATACATGGGTTTAGTCTCTGTCCATCGTTGTTAACAATAATAGCGTCATCAGGACTCTG